GGAACAAAAAAATTATTGATGAAGGTTTACTTCCTGTGGAAGAATATTATGGCTCAGAAGTTACACTACATTATCCTGGCCTTTATGCTGGGAGCACTGATCTCGTTTGTGTACACAACGGGATGGATACAATCGTAGACTTTAAGCAAGCGAACCGACCTAAAAGAATTGAGTGGATTGATGATTATTTTTTACAAATCGCCGCGTATTGTATGGCACACGATCACGTTTATCAATCAGAAATTAAACAAGGGATTATTATGGTCTGTACTCCTGACCTATATTACCAAGAATTCAAGTTTCAAGACGCTGATTTAAGGTCTTGGAAACACAAGTTTCTTAAAAGACTAGACATGTATCACGAACAACAGTTTGGTGAGAAAAAGATAACTAAACCAATGAACCCGGAGGATTTTTTTAATGGAGCATAAACCTAAACCCAAACCAAAAGTTTTTATTGCAATGCCGTGCTATGATACGATGAAGGTAGAGACCTGTGTAAGTATATTAAACACTTATGCGGTACTATCTAAAGCAGGAATCGAGTGTGTATTTAAATCAGTTAAATCTTCTTTAGTTACTCATGCGCGTAATCTATTGACTGCAGGATTCATGGCTTCAGGATATGATTATATGTTGTGTGTCGATGCCGATATAGAATTCTCCCATGATGCTTCACTTAGGATGTTAATTCCTGAAAAAGATATTGTTGTGACTCCTTACCGGTTAAAAGAGAATCCAATTAAGACTAGATACCCTGTGGAATTTCCAGATCCTAATAATATTAAAATTTTACCCTTTGATTTAGTGGAGTTAAAGTCAGCTCCTGCGGGATTAATGTTAATTCATAAGTCAGTGTTTAAAGTAATGATGGCTAAATACCCTAATCGAAAGATTAAATTTGATAAAGAACACCAAGATAAGATGGATTTAGAAGTAGGTCATAAGGGAGCCATTGAAAAGTATATGTATAACTTTTGGGATACTGATTTTAAGGACCATACCTGGAAGGGTGAGGATTTGGCCTTCTGTGAGCTCGCTAGACGTTGTAGTGTGAAGATTTACGCGAATCTTAACTCATGGACCACGCACCACGGATCATGGGGCTTTAGGGGTACATTTGGAGATTCGTTAAAGAAGAAGGAGGACAAGTGAGAGAGCAAATATATAAAACCTTAATGCTCAAATACCAGTATGAGATGGAAGACGCGCTATTAAAAATAGACTATCTAATGACTTCTACACAACCAGTGATTGTAGAACATACTGATATTACAGGCGAGATTGACAAATTGTTACATAAAGTTGCCGATGCTAAGGAGAATATGGCGACATTAAGGCAGTATTATGGCACAAATTAGACTGGACATTTTCCATAAGAGATTCTGGAGATAATTTAGTGTTAGTAAAAAAAAACATGAAAAAAAAGTGTCTTTATGTCCAAAAAGAAAAAAAGATAGGAATACCAATGCTTTTAATCGATTTTAGTGGACATTTTAGTGGACATTTTTTCTCAAACTGGACATTATATAATGTCCATACCTGTGGTGCCTTTCGCGCGCGCGAGAGCTGTTAACATTAGGTGATTTATCTGGTAGAACTCTTATATGCCTAGGAAAAGAAGAAAAGCTGTTGCCTCAATAACTCCCGACATACCTTATCCAAAAGTCCGAGTGGAGTGGATCGACTGTGTGAGCGATTCGGGCTGGGCTACTGATAAAGAGTTTGATCGAATGAATTTTGCAAGACCAATAAATGAAGGTTGGTTATATTCTAAAGATAAAAAATCTATAAAGTTATTTGCATCTTACGACAGGGAAGATGATGGTAGTTTTAGTTTTGGGGATCGGACGATGATTCCTCGTCAGTGGGTTCGGAAGATTCAGAAACTTTAGGTGATTCAATTGCTTCAGCATCAATCGTCTTTGCGTTTAACAGAGGTGCGTAGTCGTCTAATATTTGTTTCATCTTTGCTTCTAATTGCTCTTCTGTCATTTCCTCTAGTTTACCTGTTTTTATTATTTTTCTGTCTATGTATAATCCTGCTGCCTTTCCTCTGTTTGTTTCAGCGTTTACAGCTGAAGAGAAAGAACCTTTCTTTAAAGCAAGTTCTTTGATACGAGCAAGTTCAGCTACATGTGTCTCATAATTGACTTCAAACTTTTTAAGTCTCTCTTCTTTGAGTTTACCAACATATGCTGCCACTAATGGTGAGATTCTAGGATTCATTAATTCTGATCCTTCTTGCCTTGCACGTTTGGGTGAATAGCCGGCTAATACTGCTGCTTCAGATTGTGACACGGGTCCGTCGGGTCCGCCAAATACTACAAACTCAGCAAACCTTTTTTGCATTTCAGTTAATCTTTTTGGAAGTCCCATGTTTTCTACCTATACTATAACCTATTATAAAGCTGCATCCCATTACTGATAAAATGGCTAGTATATGCCATATTAAAAAATTCATATTTGACAATTTAAGGTAACATTGTTATATTGTCAATATGAAAGATGATCGAGGAGAATTAGATTTGACTAAACAGATAGACAGTTTGAAAGAAAAACAAAATAAAACTTTGGATTTAAGTTTGCTTATAGACCAACACAAAAGAGAAATCTGGAAGTGGAAGATGAAAGAGTCTAAGTGGATTAAAACTGAAAATCAATTAGAAGGTGCCAAACGAATAGTTGAAGAGTTGGCTGAAAAAAACATTGATTTGAAAAAAGAGATTGACAGATTAGCAGAAGAGAATAATAACCTTCGAATTATAGATTCTTCACATCAAAAATTAAATGGAGAATTACAATCAAAAATACAAGAAGTTGAAAACGAAATGGCTATACTAAAAGGGATTGGAAATAACTCTCCCGAAATGCGTGACTTAAAAAGAGATAATAAGTATCTTGCAAAACAAGTTGAAGACTATCGAGAGATATTAAGAAAAGCTGGTCTATGAGAGTACAAGACCTACAACAATTCTTAGCTCAATTTACACAAGGATCTGATGCAATTAAAAATGCTCAGGTGTTTGTAGAAGTAAATGGTAAACTTGCAGATGTTAGACGTCTTGAAGTACATGAAAACTCTATGCCAATTTTAGGACACGGAGGTCATACAGCGCATAGATTAGTTATTAAAACACAAAAACCATCAAGTATAATCTTACCTGAAAAGTTACAGAAAGATTATTAAATGGACGACGATGTCACCTCAAAATCCCGATGGGTCCAGAAGCTAAATTATATAAAAAATTACGTAAGTTTTCCAAAGATATTTCGTGGATTAGAATTGAAAACCTTAGTAGTTTGGGGACTCCTGATCTATTGGGCTACAATAATTCTGGCACCTTTTTCACAGTAGAACTTAAAGTCACGAAGAGTAACAAGGTAAGATTTTCACCTCATCAAATTGCCTTCCATAAGACACATCCAAAGAATACATTTATCTTAGTCGAGGCCCTTGGTCAAAGGTCCTCGAAACTTTTTTACTTGATCCCTGGTTCAAGGATCTCGGAGCTTGTAGCTTGTGGCTTGAGGCCTAAGCTTGATGCTTGCTGCTTGACGCTTGATGCTTGTAGCTTGACGCTTCAGAACCTGAACTAGGTTCTGGTTTAGTGTTGCTTGATGCTTGACGCTTGGAGCTTGAAGCTTGGAGGTTGTTCGCTTTATACCAGGCAGCAGTTTGTTCTCTCGCGCGCTTCCTGAGCTCTGCATAATATTTTGGGTGTTTGAATTCCATTAGTGTTTACCGTATGCAACATTCTTAACAGATCTGTCCCAGCATGCACGGCATTCTTTGCATTTATTGCCTTGCTCAGCTGCAGGGCATGTCTTGCCAGATGTCACTACAGTACTGGTCCATGGCCAATGCTTCACGGGCCCTTGATCTATCATATGAGAAGAGATTCTAATAATTAAATTTTTAGGCACCACGTCCGGGTCCATGAGCTTTAGAAATTTTACTTCACGTGTTGGCATCCAGTGCCTGGTCTCTGGCGTCCTGTTGCATACTTCGAATATATTCTTGAGATGGTCCGGTGACTGGATGTCTCCTGAGTCGTGCCACCTGAACCAGGGCTGGCCTTTAACTAGTGTTACCATTGCGTCTACCCATCTCGGGTCGGTCAATGCTGCCAGTCTCCGGTCCATTGCTTCACGTACATTCGGGAATCTATATCTACCCTTCATGGCGTAACAGCCGGCGCAAACAGAATTCTTTACAGCTTGCAGCTTGAGGCCGGTTATACAGTTCCACGCTGGCAGGTTGATCGATGGTCCAGGCATCTTGTTGGGAGCGCTCAGGCCCCCTGTTATTTTTCTAGCTTCTTTTTTTAACATAATTAATTCTCCTTTATAATCCTACTGTAGCTTGCTGCTTGAAGCTTGTCAAGCTTGGTGCTTGTAGCTTTGTACTTTAGAATCATTCTAAACTGGCCAGGCGC